GACCGCTACGGCCGCGCCTTCGTCGCCGCCGTCTCCCGTGGCCGCGGCGTCTCGCCCGAGGCCGTCGTCGCCCGCTTCGGCGGTGGCCGCGTCGTCGGCGCCGAGGAGGCGATCGCGGCCGGCATGGTCGACCGCATCGCCACGCTCGACGACGAGATCGCCCGCATGTCGGAAAGCCTCGCCCGCCCCGCCTCCCGCAAGAGCCGCGCTGAGGCGCTGCGGCGTCGCGTAGCTCTTTGGTAGCGCCTTCAGGTGCCGACACGGCACCCGGCGCGTGAATACGGAAAGGACCCTGACCAATGCCCTTGATGTCCGTGCAGACTCTCGACTTTTCCGCGCCGCTCAACCCGGCCTTCGGCAACGCCGCGTCTGACGACACGATTCCGGTCGCCTCCGGCGAGCGCGTGTTTCTGTGGGTCAAGAACGGCGGCGGCTCCGGGACCAACGTGAGCATGATCTCGCAGGTCGCCAACGCCAACGTGCCAGGCGTCGGCGCCGTCGCCATCGCCAACCGCCTTTTCAACGTTCCTGCCGGCGGCGAACGCCTGATAGGACCGATCCCGAACGGCTTCGTAGGCAGCAACGGCCTGGCCGTCGTCTCCTATTCGGCGACCGCCAGCGTCACCCGCTGCGCCATCGCCGCGCCGCTGCCTGCCTAACCTTTCAAGAATGGCAGCCCGCCGTCCTGCCGGGGCGACGGGCATGGCTGCCACCCCACCGCCCCGGCACGACCCCAGAAGAGGACCCCGATGAGGACCCTCAAAGCCCTGAAGACCGCCGAGGCCGAGCTCAAGGCCGAGGGGAGTGCTCTGCTCGACGCCGCCGACAAGGACGGCCGCGATCTCACCGCCGAGGAGGAGGCCCTCTTTGCCTCCATCGAGGGCGAGCTAGAAAGCCTCAAGGCCGAGATCGCCAAGGCGGAGAAGGCGGCCGAGCGCCGCCGCCTGATGATCGGCTCCGCCGTCGCTGCGGCGCCCCGCGTCGAGGTCGGCGCCGACCGCAGCACGCTCGATCCGACCGGCGGTTTCGCGGCGCTCGCTGAGTTCGCCCAGGCCGTGCATCGCGCCAACCCGCAGACGCCCGGCAACATCGTCGACCTGCGACTTGCCGCCATGTATCGCGCCAGCCCCACCGGCTACATGCGCGAGGGCGGCTCGAACGACGGCTACATGGTGCCCCCGCAGTTCCGCGACCGCATCTGGGAGCTTGTGTTCGGCGCCGACAACCTGATGGCCGAGGTCGACAGCGAGCCGACCACGTCCAACCAGGTCAACGACCTCTCCGACGACTGGACGCCGTGGGGCGGCACCGGCATCCGTGCCTTCTGGCGCGCCGAGGCGCAGCAGATGACGGGCACCCGCCCGAACGTCAACCCGCGCTCGGTGGTGCTGCACGAGCTCTACGCCTTCGTCCTCGCCACCGACGAGCTGATGGAAGACGTTCCGCGCCTCAACAGCCGTCTCGAAAGCAAAGCGGCGCAGGCCATCAACTGGAAGATGGACGACGCCATCATCAACGGCGACGGCGTCGGCAAGCCGCTCGGCTACATGAAGTCGGGCGCGCTCGTCTCTGTTGCCAAAGAAAGCGGCCAGGCGGCCGACACGGTCGTCGCGGCCAATGTCGCCAAGATGTTCTCCCGGCTGCTGCCGCAGAGCGTCGGCAACGCACACTGGCGCATCAACTCCGACGTCATCCCGCAGCTCATGACCATGACGCTCGGCGATCAGCCGATCTGGACGCCCCCGTCGTCGGGCTTCACGCAGGCTCCCGGTGGCTTCCTGCTCGGCCGCCCGGTGCGCATCTCCGAGCACTGCGAGACCGTCGGCGACAAGGGCGATATCCAGCTGATCGACCCTAAGGGCTACTACGGTCTCCGCAAGGAAGGCGGCGTCAAGTTCGCGTCGTCGATCCATCTCTACTTCGACTACGGCATGCAGGCCTTCCGGTGGACGGTCCGCTTCGGCGGCCAGCCGCACATGAAGGCGCCGGTGGCGCCCGCCAAGGGCTCGGCGACCAAGTCGCACTTCGTCACGCTCGACGCGCGAGCCTAGCCGGTTCGGGGCGGCTGGCCGGTAACGGTCGCCCCGGACGATCCCACCTCCCCGTCTCACCTCTCCCAACCTTCCGGAGACCTCCCGTGAACCACAATATCCGTGCATCCGATCGCGTCGGCGTCGTCGGCGTGAAGCATCCGACCTCGCAGAGCGCCGGCAACGTCGACACCGGCTGGGTGTCGATGGCGCTCTACCGCTCGGCCATGGCGGTGATCCAGGCCGGCGCGCTCGGCGCCTCGGCGACGCTCGACGCCAAGATCCAGCAGGCGGAGGACGACCAGGGCACCGGCGTCAAGGACGTCACCGGCAAGGCCATCACGCAGCTGACGCAGGCCGGCTCCGGCTCGAACAAGGTCGGCATCATCAACGTCCGAGCGACCGACCTCGACTTCGGCAACGGCTTCACGCACATTCGCCTCCGCGTGACGGCCGCCGTCGCTGCCTCGCTCACCTCGGCCGTCCTGCTCGGCCTCGATCCGGTGCACGGCGTCGCCTCCGCCGACGACGCCGCCGAGGTGGCGGAGATCGTTTGATCCTGAGTAGCCCCTTCAGCTGCCCACACGGCAGCCGGGGCGTGGATACGGAAGGCGCGCGGCGTCATGGCGCTGCGCGTCCCTCTTTCCGGCCGAGAGCGGGGAAACATGAGCGACGAGCGGCTGAAGGCCATCGCGGCGGATGCGGCGTTCCTGCGGGGCTGCGGCTCCGTCCGGATACTGCTGCCGCTCGACGAGGTGGAGCAGCTCGTCGCCGAGGTGCGGCGTCTGAGGGCCGTGGTGCCCTCCGGAGGTGGCCGGTGAGCCTTGTCGCCGTCACGCCGCCCGTCAGCTATCCCGTCTCGGTCGCCGAGGCCAAGGCGCAGCTCAACTACGCCGGCAGCGACCAGGACACCCTGATCGGCAGCCTCATCGCCACCGCGACGCTGCATCTCGAGGGCCGTGCCGGCGTGCTCGGCAGGGCTCTGCTGACGCAGACCTGGGAGATGCGCATCGACCAGTTTCCGCGCTCGACGCGCGGCCGCATCGAGATCCCGTTGCCGCCGCTGCAGTCGGTGACCTTCGTCCGCTACATCGACGACACCGGCAGCGAGGCGACGCTGGACCCTGCCCTCTACACCGTCGAGACCTGGCACCCGATGCCGCGCATCCGCCCCGCCTACGGCCACGTCTGGCCGACAGCGCGCGACGAGGACAGCGCCGTCCGCATCCGCTTCGTCGCCGGCTACGGCACCGCGGCGGACGTGCCCGCGCCGATCAAGCACGCCATCCTGCTGCTTGTCGGCACCTGGTTCCGCGACCGCGAGGCCACGGGCGAGATGACCAAGCCGCTCGCCATGGGCGTCGACGCGCTCACCAACCCCTACCGGGTCTGGCCGGTATGAGGTCGCTCACCCGGCCGGGCCCCCGCCGCATCTCGGCGGGCGACCTGACGGAGCGCATCGTCATCGAGGCGGAGACCCGCACCGACGACGGCTATGCCGGAGCGACCCGCACGTGGGCGGCGACGGCGACGGTCTATGCCAAGGCCGAGCCGCTCGTCGTCGCCGAGCGGGAGACCGCGGGCGCGCTGCGCAACGTCACGGAATACCGCTTCACGGTGCATGCCTCGGTGGCGATCGCCGAGACCGACCGCATCGTCTGGAACGGCCGGACCTATGCCGTCCGCGGCATCCGGACGGAGGCCCGGACGTCGCTCTTCAAAGAGATCATTGCAGAGTCCGGGCTCGGCGACTGATGGCCTCGCACCTGAAGACGAGCGGCAAGTACCGCCGGGCCCTGCGCGCACTGCCGGAGGCCTCGCGCAGCGAGGTGGTTCGCGGCCTCGACAACAGCATCCGGACCATTCAGACGCTCGCCGTCGGCTTCGCGCCGGTGTGGAAGGGCAAGCTCCGCCGCGCGCTCGCCTCGCGCGGCGCCATCGGCAAGCGCCGGCGCGGCCTCGAGGTCGAGTTCGGTCTTCGCACCAAGACGCTGCAGAAGAAGGCCTTCTATGCACCGTTCGTCGAATATGGCCGCAAGGCCTACGAGGTCGGCAGCGTGCGTCTGCGGACGGTGACGCGCGAAGGTCTCGGCAAATACCGCAAGATGAACCGCAAGGTCGCCGCCGCCCCGGCGCAGCCGTTCTTTCGCCCGGCCGTCGAGGCCGGCATCCCGGTCTGGCGGCGCAACATGCGCGCCGCGCTCGCACGCGCCGTGAGGCTCGCCGGTGGCTGACATCCCGCTGACGGGCGGCATCCCGCTCGCGCTGCAGAAGGCGGTCGCCTCCGCGCTCGCCGGCATCACCGCGCCGTCGGCCGGCACCGGCGCGGCGCCGGTCGGCGTCTTCCTGTTCGACGGGCCGCCCGACAATGCGCAGTGGCCGCTCATCGTGCTGGAGAAGCACGAGGTCGACCTCCGCGAGTCCGCGCTCGACGGCCCGCAACTCGCTCACACGCTCGATCTCGCGGTGTGGTCGCAGTACCTGGGCAGCCGCCAGGTGCTGGCGATCCTCGATCAGATCTACCTCCGGCTCCACGACGCGCGGCTCGTGCTCGAGGCCGGAGAGAGCGTGTCGTGCAGCGTCGAAGGCTTCAGCAGCGAGCGCGGCGACGACGGCCGCACCTACCAGGGCGCCCTGGTCGTCAAAGCGCTTACCGGCTGACCCCACCCCCTAACCCCCAGGAGAGACTGCAATGGCTGACAGCGCCGTCAAGACGACGGGCATCACCGTGTGGATCGGCACGAAGGCCGCCAACGGCAACGCCGACACCTACACGCAGGTGAAGCGGTGCAAGGTCACCGGCGCGCTTGGCGCCGAGGCGCAGATCATCGACGCCACCGCGCTCGAGGACACCGCCCGCGAAAAGATCAAGGGCACACCGGACAACGGCGACGTAGAGATCACGGGGAACCGCGTCTACACCGACGCCGGCCAGAACGCGCTGCGCGCTGCCGCCGAGGACACAGACGACGTGCCCTACAACGTGCGCATTCAGGTTGCCGGCGCCGGCGCCGGCAACACCACGGTGCGCAACCAGTTCAAGGCGATCATCTCGCGGTTCCGCGACGGCGACGCCCAGGTCGACGGCGTCGTCGGCTTTGCCGCGACGGCGGCCATCACCGGCGGCATCACCCGCACGACGGTCTGATGAGCGCCGCGCACGACACCCGGCTCGAGATCGACGGCGACCTCTACTGGGTCCGCCGCGATTTCGACCTGATGCGGCGGCTCGAGCAGGCGTTCGGCCCGCTGGCGGAGCTGGAGCAGAAGCTCCGGCGCTGCGCTCTGACCGGCGACGAGCTGGTCCGGCTCTACGGCGTCGCGCTGCACGCCCAGGCCTCCCGCCCTGCGCCCGAGGTCGTGCAGCAGCACGTCATGGGCGCCGGCATCTCGGAGTGCTGCGACCAGCTCGCGCTGCTCGTCCTGCATCTCTTCGCCGGCCACAAGCGGACGGTGACGTGGCTGGACGCCGAGGCCAAGGCAGCCGCCGCAGCGGAGGAGGCTGGCAGGATCGCCCCCGAAAACCCTCCGGAGACGGCCTCGTCGCCTGGGACCACTACCTCGAGGCCGCGGCGGCGATCGGCTGGACGCCGCGCGAGTTCTGGGCCGCCACCTTCCACGACCTGACCGCAGCCATGTGGGTGCGGAAGCAGGCGACCGAGCAGCCGGAGCGCCGTGAGATGACCCCGGCCGAGCTCCACGCCGCCTTGAGCCGCATGAACGCGAGAGCCCGATAGATGCCGACCGTCGAGGAGATGCGGGTGGTGATGGACGCCGAGACGGCGCGCCTCCACCGCAAGCTTACGGAAGCCGACCGGCGCATGGCGCAGTTCCAGCGGGACACCGCGGATCGCCTGCGCCGGTTCGATGGCTATTTCCGCAATGCCGGCGCTGCGGCCGGCGCGCTCACGGCGAGCCTCGGCACGTCGCAGATCGCCTCCTACGCCGACACCTGGAACCGCGTCACACGCTCCCTCACGGCGAGCGAGGACATCTTCGGCATGCGGCTCCACTCGTCGGAGGACATGCTGCGGCTGGCCAACGAGGCCCGCGTCGATCTCGAGAGCTACACAAAGACCTACCAGCGCACCGCCGCCGCCATCCGCGACTACGGCATGGGCGCCACCGAGGCGGCGAAGATGACCACCTCGCTGTCGATGGCGCTGAAGCTCGGCGGCGCCACGGCGGCCGAGCAGGCCTCGGTGCTGCTGCAGTTCAGCCAGGCCCTCAACAAGGGCAAGCTCGACGGCGACGAGTTCCGCACCGTCATGGAGGCGGCGCCCGTCGTCGTCGAGCTGCTCGCCGCACGCCTGAAGGTGGCGAAGGGCGAGATCATCAACATGGCGGCGGACGGCAAGCTCCGCATCAAGGATCTCGTCGGCGCCATGGTCGACGGCGGCGCCAAGATCGAGCGCATCTTCAGGCAAGCGCCGGTCACCATCGACGAGGCGTTCATCGTCCTCCAGAACGCGGTCACCGGCTACATCGGCCGGGCCGACGAGGCGACCGGGGCAAGCCGCCGTCTCACCGATGGCCTCGGCGCCGTCGCCCGCAACATCGACACCGTCGCCAACTCGGCCCTGGTGCTCGGCGCCGCGCTGCTGTCCGTCTTCGGTCCCCGCATGGTCGCCTCGATGGCGAGCTTCGGTGCGGCCGCCACGGTGGCGCTGGGCCCTATCGGCTGGCTCGCGGCCATCGCCGGCGGTGGCGCCGCGGCGATCGCGCTCTTCGGCGACGAGGTGAAGCTCGCCGCCGACAGCCAGGTGACGCTGAAGGACACCGCGCAGGCGCTCGTCGACGTCCTCGGCAGCAAACTCACCCCGATGCTGGAGCAGGCCGGCGACCTCTGGGGCGCCGCCGTCGCCACGCTCTCCGATGCGCTCGGTGGCGTCGACGTCGACCTGGAGACGATGCTCGGCGCCGTGCGCGCCGCCGTCAACAAGACGGTCGGTCTCTTCGTCTTCGCCGGCAAGGCCATTCACGCCTCGTTCGCGACGCTCCCCGGCGCCGTCGGCGAGCTG